GATGTACGTACCACCTTGTCTGGTAACACCCAACGCTGTGATGCCGTTGTTGAGTGCTGATTTGACCTGCGTGCGTGTCGGCTTATTGAGCGATCGCGGCGCTTTGATGTTCCATCGGTCTTGCGCAAAGTCGCTACCGTATCCGCTGAAATTACATCGCGGAACTGTTGACGATTCCTCTAGCGCGCAGATTGCGGCATAGTACGCAGCCAATTCGCTAGGCGGCACGTCGCATTGCTCCAACCATGCGATCTCGCACCGAGCTGCATTGAGCCCTGTGGCCATGGTCGTCGTGTTGGCTAGCGTGTCGACTGAGCCTGCGAACACGCGTTGTCTGATACCTGTCACAGGCAACGCTTGCGTGTTGACCTGCGTGACCAGGTTGGTCAGCAACGTGTTCGTTCCTGACGCGCCGGATGCGTGCTGCACGATGTAGTAGAATCGGTCAGGCAGGATAGCAGCCAATGCGTTGGTCTGCGAATCCGCCGTGGTTCCACCCGACATATACGTCACGGAGGTTGGTGTGACTGTGGTAGCGATGGACGAAGACGAGATAATCTGCGCGTTGTAGCGTAGCCAATTCTGCTCGGGCCCCTTGAGTGCCGCAGTGATCGTCACAGTACCAGTCGTGTTCGACGCAGTCACAGGCCAATCGAGTTTGCCGTTGATAGCATCTTCCAGAGCGTCACCAATGACCGTCGCGGTATCGCCGGAGGCAATGGAGACATCGACGTACTCGTCACAAATCCAGCAGCGCAGCACGCCAGAGCCGGTAGCTGTGGTGGATATGGTGATTGTGCCAGTAGCCGCGTTGCCCGCAGATTCGGGGGCTGCAATCATGTACACGGTCAGCTCTGAGCTAACAGACGCCACGCGTTTGAACATGCGTGCGATGTTGGACCGAGCACCGAACAACGTATCAACGTCAGTCTGTGACGCTGCCGCGGTGGGTGTATCGGGTCCGTATAGTGTGTTGGTTGTGGCCGATCCTGCCGTGGTCTTGTTGCCCACGAGCAAGATAGCATATTCGCCTGCGCCAGAGACCGCTTCGCCTTGTGCGAAATTGACCTCGACGTACGTGCCTGGTACGGGGTCGTTTGCGGCGAGTCCCGTTATCGGAATAGAGAATGACATCTAGCTCACTCCTCAAATTTGACGCCGCAATAATCGGCAGTTTGTTTGTCAGCAGGTTTGAGATCGCCGCACTGGACTGCGAGCACATACTCGCCCAACGCGGGCACTTCGGCGGGTTCTTTGGTGGGATGCCACTCTGTGACCCCGTCTACGACAACGGCCTTACGCCCGACAAAGCGTCGGACACCGTCTAAATGCAAAGCGGGCATCATGCGCGACTCGCTAGCCAATACGTTTAGTTTCATGCGTCTAAGTCCTCGTTTTCAGTTTGAACAAAATCTGTTTCTTCGCCGTCGGCGTCTGTTAGGTCGATGGCTGTGCCTACTGCCGTCAACGCATCGAATGCGCTAGCCGGCGTCGACTTCTGCTCGACGATCATCAAGTCTATTTTCACAGCGGGGAATTTCTGCCCGTTGGTGCCGTCGTACAGTCCGAACGATGCGCCCATAACTTCGATCTCGGCTAGGCCCGCAGATGTCCACACTTGCGCACCGCTAGAGTATCCGCTATCGGACCCCTCAGAAATGCGGTCTGTTAGTACGTTGTAGACCAGCTTTAGGAACGGCATCAGGATCTCGGCCTGCGACGCCATCAGCGGAGGCATAGCCCATACGATCTGCGCGTTGCCATCAGACCGATGCCACATGATGGTATGGTCTGCCGACCTCTCAGCTACCCGATACGCTGCGAGCAATGGGAATTTGAACTGCTCCTCTATCAGGTACGGCTCAGGGTCGAGCGGTACGCTGTATTGCACGATAGCCGACGCAATGTCTGTACGCCCTGCGCGCGTACACTCGGCTGACCATCGGCCACCAAGATGGGTCTGCATCACGGATGCGCAGAACGCTATCAGATAATACAACGTCGGGTCGCCGTCCTGTAACAGACTGTTCGACGTGGACGATGTGAGCGGGAATGTGACCCCGCCGATCTTGAACGTGCTACGCTCTAACGCTGGCATTTGCTATCCGAAAAGTGCATGCATGCGGCGCTCTATGGCCGCTCTCAGTTCGTTTTCTGCGGCCAATGCAGCCATTGCTGCGAACCGCCGCGGACGAATAAACCGCGTACCGAATTCAACGAACGGCGCGTACGGCACATTGCTACCGACCTCACGCGTCAGAATACCCGACCCGAGACGGCCGAACGATGCACGCAGCCGGCCCGTCCTGTTCTGGAATCTGTTGGTTTGCTGCACGTACTGGATCGCCACAGATTCCGCCACGTTCAGCGCGTGGTGGATAGCCGTTGCGAATTTCGTCCCAGCAATAGCATCCAAAGCCCTGGCAAGGTCCGTCGGCTTCATACCGTGCCGGCCTTGCGCAACACCACATAGCGATGCAGTGCATGGTCTACCTCGTCACCCACTCGTACGTACCAATCGCCGCCGCTAGCGGTCCCTGGCCCTACGACCAGGTATTTGACCTCTGTAGGCGATGACGACGTAGCAGGGTCAATCGTACTAACCGCAACGTGATTCGGCGTCATAGGGCCCACTCTGATGTCCTCAGCTTGGTATCTGCCGCCTGATGCCACGACGTCGCGCGCCGATATCGACCGCACCTTGGGCCGATACTTGCCCGCAGCCACAGTGATCACGGTGTCCGTGTTTGTAGCCGTTCCCAGCCCGACACGAGCCCCTGACCACGTGGTGACACGGACTGTGACCGTGTACGGTCGCAACCCCATCTCAGACGGTATTCCACGGATGTCGTCGAGCGATGGCAAGATGTCATCAACGAACGAACCCATGGCTAGTATACCTCTAAGACTTGGTTGCCAGATAGCCGATAGTCACGCAGGTTCACGACGCCGAGCGCGTCTGCTAGCTCGCGCCGCAGATGCCGTTGCACTTTCTTCAGCTCGGCAAGTCGGTTATTTCTGCCGTCACCGTCGCCGAAGAACTCAACCTCATCGACCTTCTTGATACCTGCTTGCGTGCCAGCCTTGGACATCAGTCCGCTAAACCCGCTCACAGCAATGAGCTGCTTGAGCAACTCACGCACGATCGACTCACCACCCTCAACCGTTATCGGATAAGTGCCACTGTGCGCATATTGCAGATGCACAGTGATCACACTACCAGAGATCGATTGTATGGTAGCAGCCTCTTGTCTGCTATCAACGTCAACGATCACTCGGTCATACACTGCAAACCCAGTAGCGGACGCGAGCGTAATCGCTACCGGAGTCAGCGTGGTGGCCGCAGTCACAGCAGTGCTCGACGTAGTCGATGCACCGCTGCTCATGTAGGCCTGGATGACGTTGTTGAACACCGCCACGACTCCGATATACGGCTCGGCGCCAGCTTCGAGCACATTGTACCCGAGCTCATAGCGGATTCGCGATATTTCAGAGTCGAGGAGTGCCATCAGTCAGCCTGTACCCAGTGGTATTTCAGTGCGTAGGTGTCGTCTGTTGCGTGTGCGGTAGCGCCACCCGTCACAAACACGAGCCTGGCGTATTTGTACGGAGGTGGTGCAGGCAACATCACTGCGCGCGTGGTGGTGACGTTGGAGCCTGTACCAGCAGCAGTCGCGACGTTGGCCGCGCTGTTGACGGTAAAGATATCCTCCCAGTTGGTGCCATCGTTGCTACCCTGCCACTTGGGCGTGAGGGTGAGCGACGTAGTCTTGACCACCATCGACACATAGCCAACAACACCGTAACCAGGCGCGAAATTCGAGCAGTTCAGGATGTTGGTGCTTGCTGTGCCGACAGTCGTACCAGCAGCCACCGCAGTGACTGCGGTAGCCGAGATCGACTTCTGGTTATACTTGATTCTTGCGTTGAATCCCATTGTGAACCTCTAATTAGGATGTGCTGATCAGCACACCGAATCGGTTATCGAGGGTGACGAATCCCATATAGGTCAACCAGATAATGAGTGCTTGCTCGCCGTAGTTGTCCGCTGTGCTCAATCGAACCTCAGGCAACATGCCTGCGCCGATGCCGGCCATACCAGGGCCGAACGCTTGACCACGATAGATGGTCACGCTCGAACTGTTCGATGCGGTGCTGAGGGTGTTTGACTTGTAGATGTCAAACCCTGCAACGCTCTTGTAGTACGACTTGGTGAGCAATGGGTTGATGGGTGGGTTATGCTCTGCGAACTTAGCGAATTGCGAGTCACCCTTCAATTGATGGATTTGGTTGGGATGGAGCACCATCACGCGCTTGCCGTTACCGAACACGGGGATGTTGGCTTCGTCGAGAGTTTTCTCTGCGCGGCTAAGTGTGTCAAAATCCATCGGAGCGTCACCCGCAACGAGCGAGTCGTTGTCGGCTGTAAATCCGCTAGGTCGCACTGTGCTAGACACTGCATCGTACAACGACACCATGACTGTGTCGAGCCACTTGTCGAAGTCGCGTTTGAGGTGCAAGCCGGCTAAGCCCATGAGCTTATGCAAGGCCACCGAGCCATCGAAACGGTCGATGCCAAATGGAGCCACACGTGAGTTGGTGCTATCGTATGGACCGGCAAAGCGCTTGAGCGTGATGCTGGTTTGTTCCGATGTCACGTCGATCGGTGTGGTGCTGATTGATGTTCCGTTGGTCACTAAGCGCGAAGCTTGCGTGTAGGTCGTGGTCGCAAATGCAGGTCTGTTCAAGCGCACGGTATGGCCTGCGCCTTTGCCGAGTTCGGCAACGACTGCAACAGCCTCTGACATGATGGGGTCAGGCTCGAGAGCGAGCTGTTGCTCGCTAAGACCGGCATAGTCAGCACCAGCCTCGCCGATTGGTGCCCGACCAATGAGACCAGGCATTTGACCTGACAACTCAGCGCCAAGGGCCATCTTGGCCAATTGGGCATGGAAATATTGGGGCTCTGGTTGGGTGAGCAGCATAGCGCTGGTCACGTCAAAGAATTCTTGGGGCAAACTAGCCCGTCCGATAAATGGCATGAATACTCTCCGTTATCTACCCACCAACCACGAGTCGGTTAGGTAATTTTGGTTGCAATTTGTTTGTCGATTTCAGCCGCGTATCGCAGCCGGTAATGTGCAGCCGCGACGGGGTTTCGCTTCTGCAAATCACGCCATGTTTGCTCGTGATTCGGAGTTGCAACCGTTGCTGGCTGGGGAGGTTGTACGTTAGGCACCGTGTTAGCCGGCGCAGCGGGTGCGCTTGCCCATGTCGGCCTCAGTGCCTCGATGATTTGCAGTTGGCGCGCAGGGTCGTCGCCTGCTAGCGCAGCTACTGCGGATTTCTGCGAGTCAGTCAACCCGCCTAGCGCAGATTGCGCCATCGCCGCCATCGTTGCGGTGTATGTCTGCACTCGCTGTTCCAGTGGCTCCAGCTGTTTCACACGTTCCTGCAATTTCTGCATGTCCGTGAGTTCCGACTCGCGCTTGCGCTTCAACTCGTCCAGTGCGGTTTTCACCTCACTGACATCGTTGACGCCTAGCTGACTGAGCAACTCTCGCTGCGCGGTCTGCTTGGCCCGCTCCAATCTCTCGGGTAGCCATACTGGCTCCTGAGGTGCTGGTGTTGCTGGTGGTGTTACTGCTGGTGCTGGTGTTGTCTGCTCGTCGCTCATGTGTCCCTCCCGTGATTACCACTCACGTCGCGTAAAAAATGGGCGGGCCCTAGACGACAGGGCCCTGGTTGCCATCAGGTCTCGGTGAATGTCACGAGGAATTTGACGCCCTCGTCGGTTGCGTTTGCGCCGAATGTGGCAAGCGCTCCGTCTGCCCACTCGGTCGAGAAATCGGCCTGGAGCAATTGCGCGGTCATCGTGTTGGTTGATGTCGCCACGGTGTTGGCGTACATCTGCGCGCCACCGAGCGAGCCAGGTGCAACGAATGCCGCTGACTTGAGCGCGATGGTCTTGCCGCTGCGCAATGCGCTAGCAAGTGCGGTATGCACGTTCGCGGTAGACGAGTCGTCTGCGCTAGCGTATGTGCCGCTGAATTTGACTGAGATCACTGCTGACTTTACGTCAGCGCCTGCACTGGTCGCTTTGGGACCAGCTACCGTACTAATGTTGGAAACACTCAGCACGGTTCCTGTAACTGCTGCCATATCTGTTACTCCTGTTGGTTATCGTGCTGACTGCACGCCGTAGATAAGAATTGTCTGTACGGCCCCCGCCGAGGTACCAGCCCCGCCAGTGGCAATGCATCGTATTTGGTCGCCCCATGGGCCACCGGTAACGGACCCCGCGGCGATCACTGGAGATGTTCCAGATCCTACCGTGGTGATGTCGTTGGTTAGAGACGGTGAGAACCGATAGATTCTCGACGCCCCAGCCGCTGCGATCTGGGTAAAATGCACCCAGTCGTACCAGGTAGTACCGCCGTCGTAGGAGGTTTGCAGGTACACGTCTAACGTGCCACCTGTCGCACCCTGCAACGTGGCGAACACCACGAGGTTATCGAATTTGGATAGGTTATAGACCGGGCTACCGATCGCGGCGGTCGTAGCCGTCGCCGGCGATGTACCGGTTATTTTCAACGGTACGATCATTTTTTCTTACCATTCTTCGGCTCAGTCTTAGCGGTCTCACACCAGCTAGCCTCGCCGCAGTTGGGGCATGTGTGCTCGGTTCCACCCTCGTCAACCGTTCCGCATACGCTACATTTTTTCATCTTGATCTCTCGCTATCGAACACGCGCAGAGCTTTACGTATCTTCGCTAGCTCGCGTTTCTTGTGTGAGATGTCCGCTATCTCTTGCTCTAGCCTATTGGCTCGATGCCTCATAGCTGACACGTAATCTTCTACAGTTTGCGGCTTATCGCCTATCCGATGCTTGGCGATCGGTACGACGTTGACCACTGGCTCAGCATGCTCGTGACCACACTCAGGACATGCCGGAATCATCTTCATGTCCGAGCCCATCACCTGCACGAACCTCACGGTCTTCTGGCATTTCTGACACTGGCTCTGGCTCATCTTCGCTCTCGTTCTCCGCTATCAACTCCGACACGTCACCGCTAAGCAACCCGCGTGATTTCAACCGCTCGACCGCCATCTTCTTGGTCATCAGGCCCGCAGAGATAGCGGCTTGACACAGCTCGATGTCTGATTTGTAGTCCGCTACCGTGGGCTTGAAATACGGGCCCCATACCAGGTCCAGACAGTCAACCGCGACGCCCATGATGGCGAGCAACATCGACATGACCGGCACGATAAACCCGTCACCGAAATCACTCCGGTATGTGTCGCACCGGTCGGTGTGACGACGGAATAGAATTTCGAGCGCCTTACCCGACGCGTCACCTGCGATCTTGGCTGACTCGATGTCGATATCAACGAAGGCCAACGCCTCGCTGATTTTCGCCTTCAGGTCTCGCGCGTTGTCGTCAATGGCGCGCAGCGCGTCAGCGCCGAGCGTGAGCATTTCGACCTTCGCATCAGGCCGCTCGTACGTCCAGACCGTACCAGGCCCCTTGCGGCGCGCTGGCGTACCAGACGTACGGACCGAAAACCATCCGTTCTCGGTGGTAACCGATGCCGTGCGACCCGTACCGCCTGCTGACTCTTCACGGTCCACGCCGATCTCGATGATCTGCGGGTCGCCAGAATACAGCGATGCACGATACCGCTGCGAGAGACTAAAATTCATCGCGTCGATTTCGTCGCAGATGTTCTCATGCAGCGGATGCCCGTCGATCGCTGTACCAGTTGTCAACGTGCGGTACCACACGACAGGGCAGAAACCTAGCCCATGGGCTACGCGCTCGCGCTCCGTCCATGTAATGTCCAAATCAAACGATGGAGCCTCGACCGGCTCGAATACGGTGTCATGCGTCGCGTCGATCACTCGACGAAACAACATCACACGCTTCTTGTATGTCTTCTCCCGACCGTCGAAGTATTCCTCGACGAACGGATAGCAAATTTCTAGCTGCTCGCACACGTCATCTTCGTTGATGGTAGGCGTGCAATGCGCTGGGTCTTCAACCGAAATGAACAGCCGACCGTTGCGGATGCCCACGATCGCGCATGCCGACCCGCACGATAGCGCGGTACGGAATGCGCGGCGCATGCGAGTGTGGAATTTGGTCTGCTTGGTGACCAGTTCGATGGCCTCGTGCTGCGATGACTCGTCCTCTGTGGCGAACGTTGGGAACCGTCCCTCGCCTAGGCAGAAATCCAGATACGACGCAATGGCAATATCGACGATCGGGTAGACCACGCACGGCGCACGCTCCAAGATAGGCGGTGCGTCAGCACGCTGTGACAGGAACGGCTCACGCCCATCGTACTGCGTGCCTGCGACGTATGCCGCATAGCGCATGATGCGTTTCGCTCGTGGCGATGTGTATTTATCAACCAAAGCCGAAACTGTTGCCATCTGTGTCGTGCCTGCTACGTGACGCACCTCCGAGACTCGTGAACACAGCGTACCGCAGCGCATCTAGCGCGTGGTCGTTCCGTGTGTCGATTTCATCGGTGATTCTGTCTCGATTTTTTGCGTCTCGTTTACGTTTGTATAGCCCGAACTCTCGTATCAGGTTACGGCACCGTGGGTGCACGTAGAGCTTGGCGTATCTGGTGTCATCCGTCATGCGACGCACGGCCAATCTGTCTGCTACAGCGTCGATGCCCGCAGCAAGTGCGTTGTCTGCGCCGCGGATGTTCAGCCCCGCGCGCCTGTACTCTGCGATGCTATCCGGCCTCGATGGGTCTGCGAACCATTTGATGCCTGGGTACTGGTCGTTGAGTCGTCTAGCCTCGGTCGTCAGCTCGGAGATCGTCTTGTGCTGTTGGTAGTACTCATCGAGTACCCACGCCACCGCGTCGCGCCCACTGCCCGCTATGCCGATGACCAGCATCGCGGCCGGGTCTTCGTAGCCATGGTCGATGCCACCAACGAACGACGTCCAGATGATATCGCTCGGAGGTTGGCGGACGTGGATCGACGCATCGAACAACGAGTAGACTAGCCCCTCTGCGCTATCGAAATCGCACAGCCATTCGCGACGGAATATCTCTGGCGGAGTCTCCTCGCGTATCTGCTCCATGTAGGCACGGTCGACCGTCTCAGGTGCGTCGTACCCTGTAGCGTGTAGCGAATAATGACCGTGTCTGTACTCTGGGTGTGCCTGCTGCCCGCGAATGAACGACCGATAGAGCAGCCCATACCGGCCACGCTTGGGCGTACCGGCTAGCATCCGGCGGCGCATACTCCACGGCTCGGAGAACCACGGGGTGATGACGCTATCGTAGATGCCAGGGTCTACGTCGTCGGATTCGTCGACGCAGACTTTATCGATACGAAGACCGCGCGCAGCAGTGTCGGCATTCTCGGCGCCGAACAGCTGGATCGTAGACCCACCAGGGAACCGCACCAGCCAACTCGTGTGGTCGATCTTGGCTCCAAGGAATCCCCACCGTCCGCTAGGTGACAGGTCAGTGTCGAGCGGGATGGCGTGGAGGTCCTTGGCCTGCTTGAACGTCGGCAACATCAGCACGCAGCGGATGCCGCGTTGATGCCCCATCGCATGCATCCTGACCTGGCCATCGTATGTGGCCACGTCGATCAGCATCGACTCGCGCAAATACCACGACTTGCCGATACCTCGGCCCCATGGCATTACGATTGTGGAATCATTGGTTATTCGTCGGTGGATTATCGACTGTGGACGATTCAG